CTTGACAAACCTATCACTTTAGGTTATGGGACAGGCTACCTATCAATTTTATTGATGAATCGCAGTAAAATAGTGGGATTTACTGAATGGCAGCGAAAAGAAAACCACCAGCAGCAGGTAAAGGTAGGCCAAAGGGCGCGGTAAACAAATTTACCAAGGACCTGAAGGCCGCTTACCTTGAGGTGTTTGAGGAACGTGGCGGGGCCAAGGGCCTCCTTGCGTGGTCTCAAGATAATCCAGACGCTTACTATTCTCAGGTGGCTAAGATGCTGCCTAAAGAAATTGAGGCTAAAGTGGAAGGCGAAATTTATATTCCGGATTTAATCCTTCATGGGTAAGCCAGCTCCCATAGATGTTTACCCCGTTCCTGCGTTTCTGGATCTAGTCAAGCAGGACGCCAGGTATAAGATTTACTACGGTGGCCGAGGTGGCGCCAAATCATGGTCCTTCGCCCAAGCCCTGGTAGCTCTAGCGTACACCCGTCCCATCCGTATCCTCTGCACCCGTGAGTTTCAAAATTCCATTCAGGATTCAGTCCACAGGCTCATAGCTGATCAAATTCATGCCATGGGCCTCGATCCATACTTTAAGATTACCCAGACTACCATCACCTCCAGAGTTGGCGCACAGTTTATATTCAAGGGCCTTCAGCGGTCCATCCAGGAGATTAAATCAACTGAGGGCATTGGGATTTGTTGGATTGAAGAGGCACAGGTCATTTCAGAGGATTCATGGGAAATCCTTATCCCCACCATCCGGGCCCCCAATTCAGAAATATGGATATCGTTCAATCCTGGACAGGAAGAGGACCCGACATATCAGCGGTTCGTAATCAACACGCCGCCAAATTCCATTAAGAAGAAAGTCGGGTGGCAGGACAATCCTCATTTCCCAGATGTCCTAGATGCAGAACGTAAATACATGCTGAAGATTGACCCAGAAGCGTATCAGCACGTTTGGGAAGGCTTTTGCCGCCAGGTATCAGACGCGGTGATCTTCCGCGGTCGGTTCGAGGTCAATACATTCAGCACACCACACGATGCACGGTTCTATTACGGCATGGATTTTGGTTTCAGTCAGGACCCCTGCGCCTTGGTTCGGTGTTTCATTAAGGACAACCGGCTCTATATCGACCAGGAGGCATGGGAGATTGGTGTCGAGATGGATGACATGGAAGAGTTCATGAACAGGGTGCCAGGTGCGGATAAGTGGCCGATTAAGGCCGATAACGCACGACCTGAAACCATTTCACATCTACGCAGGAGAGGTTTTAATTGCATGGCGGCCCAGAAGTGGGCCGGCTGCGTTGAGGACGGTATCACAGTTCTGAAAGGATTTGAGAAGATCATCATCCATGAGCGCTGCAAACACGCTGCGGAAGAGTTCAGGCTCTATTCATACAAGGTGGATAAACAGACAAATGACATCTTGCCTGTAATTTCAAAGAAACACGATCATATCCCAGATGCTCTCAGGTACGGGCTGGATGGTGTTATCAAGCACAGCAACTTCTTTGATAACTGTTCGTATGTGGATTTTCCTGAAGAATTAGAGGATGCGGCATGACATCAGTCATCAAACATATCGCACATCCGGAACCAACTGCCGTTTGGCAGGCGAGGATGGATCATGCCCATTTGACCAACCAAGACCTGGTGGAACCGCCCTACTGGTACCTGGATGAAAGCACCGGCAGAACATATCACGACATTTACGGCTGCATCGGATGGCCGACTGAAGTATCGGACAGGGACCATGGATTACCCGGTTATGTTGGGATTGTTGGCGTGATTCGGCCTTCAAGCCTCAAAAAGAAGGAAGCCTATGATCCACGTGATGCTAATTTCATGCTCCTAGACGAAGCTCAGAGCGCCGATGTCCCCCAATTAATCGGAAAATGCCTGGAATTGAGGGACAAGTGGGGTTTTGGCTGTCAACCGGACCTGCTAACGGCCTTCCTGGGCGATCCTGAAAGGTTCGTAACCACGTTGGCGCTGGCGAATGAGCGTATCATGGAGAAAGGCACGGAGCGTGACGCCCTTCTTATAGCTCCCCCAGATGATTTCTACATCCCCAACATATTCGATACCTATGTGCGAAGCCTTCAATCTTCCATTGCGAAAGGACAGACGCGCTTCTTGTTTGGCGGTCACACCATATTACGAGACTGCATCACTGAGTTCCGGAAGGACGATCCCGCGGTCATGTCGGCTGGCGGCCTGGTTCATTCGTTACTCAATCGCTGCATGTGGATGGCTCAAGTACGAAAAACAATGTTCAGTGTGGAGGAAGCAATTTGACTGGGTTCACGTTATTTGGGGCGATGTTTGGTGGAGTTATCATAGGCGCGGTGTGTGTTATTGCCGGTGCCTGGATGGCGTTCAGGATACGGAGACAGCCAGGTGAAAGCGGTTTCATGAAAGATCCAAAGGGCCAGGTGTTCAGCATCCCGGACGAAGCAGCCCTGGATTTCCCTGAAGAGTTGGAAGCTGGGAAGGAACAGGCGAACGTCTTAAAGAGGACCGAAAGGTTCTTATCAAGCATTGGCGGGGGTAGCTGATGAAAGTTAAGTGTCCAGGCTGCAACAAGATATATTACGAAACCACAGAAGCGTATGACCCTGAACGACGGGCCAATGGCGCTATGCTGGAGCTGGTGGAGCCCTACAAGTCCCGCGGATGGGGAAAATACGAGTCTGGGAACTTCGGTGGTGCTGAGATCCTTGCGGCTGAGATGCTGTGTGTTGGATGCGGTGCCCCGTTGGCGCCTTCCGGGCGGATTAAGGTGATGGAGAAAGTGTATTCAATCATCGAACCGCCTACTGAACCTCATAAGTGCCCTGAATGCCCATGGACAGGCAAGACTGAAGCCGCTGTTAAGCGACACATGACAATGAATCACGATCCTAGGTAGCGTACATGCCAAACTTAGACGATAAATGGAATCTTAGTACCATCCCGCCCAAGGGGCACAGAGACGTTCCGGACTTTGCGGCCTCCTTGTTTGAGATTGCCAAGCAAGAACGCGAAAGACTGAACAAGCCCACGGACTTCCTTAGTAATTACGCACTCTATCGTGGCAAGGAAAGCACGGGCACGACCACAACCCAGCGCTCACACACCCCGGTCAATCTCTATTTCGCCAACATCGAGAGAACTGTAAGCAACATCACAGCCCGGCATCCAGTGGGGGAAGTGGTGGACCTGGACGGATCGGATGATGGAGCGGAAGCCCTTCTTACAACCAGGCTAAAGAAGTGGTGGGAAACCACCAACCAGCAGAGCAAGACCCGTATCAGTGCAAAAGGCATGGAGATATACGGTATCACGGTTGAGAAACCGTTCTGGGATAAGGACAACACCCGCCCTGATATCACCATCCAAGACCCGTTTGGCTTCTTCCCCGCGCCAGGGAACTTTGATGATATTGCCATTGAAGCGCCCTTCATGTGTTTTGCCTACCTCAAGGACGTGGACGATGTTGAAACCACATTCAAGGTTAAGGGTATTGCAGAGGATCAGGCATACGAGCTGTTGGGAACCGAGCGCGAGAAGTACAAGGCGGACAATTACACGTCAGCACAGCGTATCGGGAACTACGATGACCCTATGTATCGCTCAAAACGTGGCGATAAAGCCCCGTCAGAGGCGAAAATCCAGCGATGCCTGGTCATGGAAGTATGGGTCAGGGACACCCGCGAGAGATCCACCAAGGAACAAATGCCCGTTGTCAATGAAGCTGGATTTCCGGAGTTTGATGAGAACGGCTACCCCCTTTACGATGAAATCACCCGTAAAGAGCCCGTGTATCCGGATATGGTGCGTAAAATCACCATCACACGGCGCAAGCCTGGTGCCAAGAGCGACAACCGAAGCGATTACATGGTGCTGGATGACAGCAGTAACCCCAACATCAACCCGCGTATCGATCCCAAGTTGACCCGAACCACATACCCATGGGGAAGATTCCCGGTGTATCACGCCAATAGCTACCGGGATCTGATATCGATATGGGGCTTTGCGGCTGCCGAACAGGTAGGCGATCTGGTTATCAAGATCAACAAGATTGTGACCAAGCTCATGAGCTATGTGGTGAATGTCATGGCTCCACCTCTGATCGTGCAACAACATTGCGGCATCAGCAGGACCATGATCGAGTCTGAATTGACCAAAGGCGGGAGGTTGGTGTTAATGCCGACCACACCCAACGCCCGCATTGAGTTCATGCAGGTCCCGAACCTACCCCAAACCTTCTTTCAAATGCTGGATATGATCATAGGACTGTTTGATCGCGTGTACCAGATCGAGGACGCAGACCGTGGGCAGGCTCCGAGTGGGGTGATAGCGGCATCGGCCATTGTAGCCCTTCAGGAGAGAAACCAAGTCTTAATGCAGAGCAAAACGTCTTCCATTGACAACCTGGCGGAGCAGAGATCCCGGTGGGCCATAGGATTGTGGCAGAACTGGGGAACCAAAGAGGAATTGGTGGAAGTGGCGGAAGAGCCTGCGGTGTTTGTCGGTACTGACTTCATCGGACGGAATTTCAGCTTTGTGGTCGAGGCCGGATCAACAACGCCCAGAACCAGCCTACAGGTGCAAGAGATGGCACAAGCCTTGTTCCAGATGCAGGCCATTGACAGACGTGCCCTCCTGGAGGCCGTGAACTACCCGAAGTGGAAAGAGATCATTGAGCGCATGGGAGAGACTGAGCTTGATGCGGCGTTCCAGGTGTTGATTGATGCGGGCCTACCGGAAGAGGAAGCCATAGGTATGAGGCAATTCCTTATGCAGCCTCAAGGTGGACCGGGAGATACCAACCAGGGAACACAAACCAGGACGGTGAAGCCTGCCGGCGCTAAATCCGGACAAGGGCAGACTCCGCCCGCAGCGGTGCAGGGGGAATGATGCAAATAGCAGAGTTTGACATCGGCATGGGCCGTGATAAAGGGGAAGTCGTGAAAATAAACGACCAAACTATAATTGTCAGAACCAACCGCGCTGGCAAGACCATTGAGATTAAGAGGCATATCGACAAACACCGAGTTGAATTTGTGGGGGAAGTGTAATGGCAGAGAAAATGAGAGGAAAAATACCAGGGAAAGCGTATGCGGATACAGGACGGTATGTTCGAGGCTCATCCGGACATGGTATCCAAAGACCCTGAGAAGATTAAGAAACGCAAGGCCGCCAGGAAGAACATGATTGATTCGTTCAAGTCGGCTGCTGACTATATTCCAGCGGTTAAGGGTGGAAAGACTCTTTATAAAATGTACCAATCGAATAAGGATAAGCTTGGTGGGATGGCAGAGAAAGCAATCCCAAAGAAGAAACCTAAACGACCAGAGAGGTACAATATCTGATGGCTCTTTTTGACTTCGAATGTGTGAACTGTGGTTTCATTGAAGAGAGGGTTTACAAGATAGAAGAGTGCCCAGCTTGGGCAGTATGCCCAAGCTGTCACGGATTGGCTGTTAAGATTATCAGCCTGGGGCACGGTGGCATCCGATGCGATTCAGCCGTAGACGTACCCTGGCTGGCATCCGCGGTTAATTCATTACAGCCGGACCATGAACGGCCTATAACCACAAGGGGAGAGTATAATCGCTACCTCAAAGACAAAAATATTATTGCAGCAGGTTAAAGAAGGTCTTTTGAGACAACAGATAACATTGTTAAAAGACAAGAATGCGTTGTTGTCAAGAGACTTAGAGCTTTCACGAAGTTTTAATAAAAAGACAATGATGCAAAACAAAAAGTCAAAAACTCGGATTTCGAACTTAAAACATGATATTGCGGACGAGAAAGTGACCATCAAAAAACTGAAAGCAGAGAAAAAATTCCGGCAAAATGCTGAAAAAAATAAGGCGGCCATTGTAAGGAGCAGGGTTTCCCCTCCATTGGTCCAGATTCAGTCAATTAATTCTGACAATAATTCTGTCCGCCTTCTTCCTGTGAGAGATGGAACACCAGTTAAAAGCTATATTTTGTCTGGTGTAGGTGAGAACAGAAGGGGTATCGAACACCCTAGTCGGGAATACCGAGTTAAAGATGTTGTTGCTTTTGATGGAGGGAGATTCCCTTCTGGATTTAAACGGAACCTCAAAGTCGCAAGTGGATAACATGAAAAACGTCGATACCCAAACAGCGGCTTTATTTGACCTTTTACAGGAGCGGTTTACGGAATGGCTTGTGGACAGAAAACCCACGGGCGAGTTCCAAATCAAAATACCTGTAAGCCAGGGAGGATTAAGGGGAAAACCCAAGATCATCAAAACACAGGACATATAATAACCGGATACAGTTAAGCCTCTGAGTAGTTTCAGAGAATCACTTCAGCCCGAATAACGCGGAACAACACCAGAAGATGGTGCCGTGGGATTCGGGCTTTTCGTTTTTAAACCTTTTGATTTCGGGACAACCGATGCGGGGCCTTAACCGGATAACCCCAATATAGCATACGGCCTGATAGGAGAACACCATGGCACAGCAGAACACGAACGAGGCACCAAAAGGCGATAAGGCGGCTGATACATCTGAAGAGCAAGGGCCATACCTGGGAACCTGGAAGGACAAAGGACAAGCAGAGGAAGGTTTAACGAACATGCAAAAACTGCTTGACAGCCAGGGGAACGAACTAGGGGCATTGCGGAAACAGAACGAGATGATGATGAGCCAGAACCAGCAACCGGCACAACAGGCGCCTGCGGAACCTCAAACACCCGCTGGACCGGATTATGCCAAGGAGCTTTCAGCGATAGACAGCAAGATCGCGGCTCTTGACATGGACGAACCGGACTACCAGGCGAAACAGGTTGAACTGAACGCTAAATCCAGAGCGTTGGTGGCGGACCAAGCTACCCAGAGGGCTCTCGATGCAGCACAAAAGCAATTCAGCGAAACGCTAAACCAGAGGGATGTGCAGCAAATGCAGCGAACATTCCATGAACAAAACCCTGATTTCGCAGACCCGGATATGCAAATGGCGATTGATCAGTTCCTTCAGAACGACCAGACGGGAATGCACGACCAGATGAGCGCGTATTTTGCCGTCCAGGGACAGGGTGCAAGACAGGGTTTGACGGAAGCGCAACAACGAATCGCGGAGCTTGAGGAACGTCTCAACATAGCCGGTGGTCAGGATGATGTCGGCAAGGTTGTCACGAAGTCCCAGAGCCCGCGACAAACGACAAAAACAACCAAAGCGACAGGTAAAGACCTGGACCAAGGCATGATGGACGCCTTTAACAATGTTCGGTAAAACCTGTGCCTGATCGCATAGGAGGATAACAAGATGAGCTTAATCAATCAGTTAAACGCAACAACGGAATACTACTGGCTGCAAACTGAGCCCGAAGACATCCTTAATAAGGCATCTGCCCTTTTGTGGAAACTCATGGGCAAAGCACTCAAAATCGGTAATTGGGAAATCCAGCCGTCCGAGATCGTGGATGGCGGCCTGATGATCAAGGTGCCCCTGGAGTACAACATCTCCAACAACGGGACCTACGGCAAGGATACCGTTATCAACCAGTCCAAGCAGGATCTTGTGGAGGCTGCCCGCTTTAGATGGGCCGGTGCTTACGGGTCCAATACGCTTAACCTGGACGATCTTACCCAGAACACCGGAAGTGAAGCCGTTATCAGGCTGACCAAGCTGTATATGGCGAACATCAAGAAGGCTCTCAGGGTCAATATGGCTTCGGCTGTGATTGCCGCTGCGGCTGATAGTGACTCTATCAATGGCCTGGGTGATCTGTTCAACACCACTGCCTCAACTGAGTACGGGTCCATTAACGAAGATGAGATGGCAACCTGGAAAGCCAATGTCATTACCACGGCAGAGGCGATTTCCTTTGAGGTCATGCAGAAGATATTCAGGCAGCCGGGATTCGGCGGTTACGCTGGCACCCGTCCCAACTTCTGCTGTACCACGGAACTGCTCTGTGACGGCTACGAAAGAAGCCTGCACCCGCAGCAGAGATACAAAGAAGGCAGCATGGTCGAGGCTGGATGGGACAATATCCTGCATAAGGGAAGCCCCATTGTGGCTGATCCTTATTACACCGCTGGATACCTGGATGCCCTTAACCTCAACTTCCTGAGTTTGCGATCCCACAAGGATTACAACTTCACTACACCGGAATGGGTGGCGAAGAAGGAAGGTGGACAGCCTGACACCATCACGGCGAACTCTA